TTGCTAGCCAATAAACTTTGATTGAAAAGCAAAATATATATTCTGAACCACAATAAACCAACCTTCCCCTAAAAAACATGCATATTCTATTGAATAAAACGCGTTCTTCCCTATTTTCTATATATTTATAATAGAATTTCAATACAAGTCCCGAAACGTATGGGCCAAGGGTACCGGGTAAAACATAAGAGAGACCAATAGACCACAACAAGACTTAATAGTGAAATTCAAAAAAATAAAGGTAAACGTATTAAAAAACAAAAGCTAACCAAACTTGGTTGGCTATCCGACTGCTCCCCCCAACAACCCTCCTTACCACTTGGCTTGGCTTTGGGCTAAATCTTACTTATCTTTATACTGTTGATTTAAGGAGTGGGATTTACATCAACGTTATATAATATAATTTTAAACATATAATAATAAAGGTTATGAAAAATGTACAAGTTATTTCAATTGAGAGAGAAGTTATTAATAATTTTATTCATCAAGGTGTTCAAGTCACTATTAAATTTAATTATAATAATATCTATCATGAAATGTTTTTAGGAGAAAATAATAAAGGTAAAGTAGTATATGGTGCTATTTATACTTGTCCAAGACCTAATCTATTAGAACCATGTAAAGGTAAAGAATATCATACATTATTGAAAGATATTAAAGCCGCTTATAATAACAACTCATTGAAATAATATTTTAAACATATAATGATAAAGGTTATGATGAAAGAAGAAATTAAATTCGGAACAGATGGTTATGGTAATTCTAATTCTAGATTTAGATTAACTAAACATGAAGATGGAGATGTTAGATTAACACAATATGATCCCCATAATGGATTACCAAAGGATAGTGTTTATATTCCAAAAGAAGATATTCAAACATTAATTAAATTGTTATCTAATAAAACATATGATAACATTGAATGTAAAGAAATTAAGGGATAGGAATAAAATATAACTATGGATTATTCAGATAAAACAACCGATCAAATACTTCAAATGTATTCCAATGCCTATATAACAATGGGATGTAATGGTCATTATAAAGGTAAAAGAAATGAAGAATTAATGTATGAACATGCTCTTGAGCTCCAATCCCGGGATATAATTGTTCCTAAAACATTTTGGGAAAAATTAAATAAATTAGTTAATTCTAATGTAATTATACCCGAGGGAATATTCAATGGGGGGGGAACATTTTAAATAAATAGTAATATAGTCAGGTGGCTTAATGGTAAAGCCCGATCTTTTAAATCGGAGTATACAGGTTCGATTCCTGTCCTGACTACTTAAATTAAATAATAACATATGCGGATGAAACAAAAGTATATAATAACAAAAAATAAGGTGATCATTGTGTTTCCAGAATTGTTAGAACATTCAGAATTTAGGGAATGGGAACCTATTAGTGCTGGTTTCATATCGTTTGGTCTTAATAAAGAGAGGAATCCAACATGTTCTTGTTACGGTAGAAGTATCAGCCTTGAATTAGCCTCTGACCCAAAACGAGATACAGAAATTGCAAAAATGCAACTGAATATGATGGACGATTATTAAAATTATAATAGCTAATAAAAATAGAGGATAAAAGTATTTGAAGAGTTATTAAACAAATAATAATATTATGGAACTAAATAAATTAATTGCACAACTAAAAAATCTATCAAATCTAGATTATTGTGAGTCAGCAGAAGATATGCAAATGAAATTACAAGACATCACTGATTTATTAGATACCTTATATCCAGACATTGAAGAGGAAGATGAGGATGATGAAGATGAGGATGAGGGTTAAGGTAAGTTTGGCTCCCCAAGCCTAATATGTTATATTTAGATCTAAATTAATAACTAAATAAAAATGATTATGAGAAAAGTAATGTTTATGTTGATGGCAGTTACAGGTTTGATTATGACTGCATGTGGTACCAAGAATACTCCCGAGGCAACTCAAGAAACAACTATTGAGGCACCCGCGGATGAGGTAGTATTGGAAGATGAAGTGGCCCCGGAAGCCGAAGTACAGGTTATTCAATAATAGAATAACTAAAATAGTCAGGTGGCGGAATTGGTAAACGCAAAAATAGAATTAGTAAGGTCGTAACCCCTTTACAATTTACGGGTTCGAATCCTGTCCTGACTACACAGATAGTTGGTATGCAGCACTATCTTGAATCAAATGCTGCTCATATAGTCAGGTAGTGTAATTGGTAACACAGAGGTGGCGATGCCGTCTCATACAGGTTCGAATCCTGTCCTGACTACCAAAAACCAAAATAAATGAGAAGTAAAGTAGTACAAGATATTTTAAATAAGATGGAAAATGACCCATGGCATGTTAAACTTAGAAGGTGGTGGAGATTAAAAATTTGGACTTATACTTGCCTTACAAGAAAATATTGGGATAAATCATTTGAAGGTTATATATTTAAGAAAAAATAGTCAGGTGGCGGGATTGCAATAGCGGTATAATAAATTATGAGTAGGGCGACAATCTGAGATATTTTAAAAAACCTGCAAAAGATGGGAAACCAAGTGAAGCTAATGTAACAGGTTCGAATCCTGTCCTGACTACTAAACAATAAAGATATGTTAATAATTGGTTTATTTGTATTTATCATATTAGGATTTGCTTGGGCATTATCTGATGATGATATTAAAGAGATTAAAGATAGATTTAAATAAATCTAGTCAGGTGGCGGAATTGGTAGACGCACCTTGCTAATGAATGCAAGGGTTCATATAATCAATAGAATACAGGTTCGAATCCTGTCCTGACTACCATAACCTAATTTTTCTAAGTGGGGCACTCCAAAACCGAGTGCCTCCCCCTGTTGGTAAGCCCCAACATAGGTTTTAACCGGGATGGACAATACCTGGTTTTGTATGGTGTGGAGATTATAAAATGGAGTATTCTGTTATGTGTGAGTGTGTTATGATATATTGTGGTGTACACCGTGTGTACGCATTACGTAAGTAGTCCCATAGTAATAGATATCCATCGATGCTAGGATACGTGAAAAAGGGAAGTGGATGTATGAATAGAACTCTTATAACTCTCCACATCGATCAAGTATATACAAATATCCGATCTATAAAAAATATTCTAACCCATAGTTAAAAAAATAGCTCCCCCATAAGGAGAGCCTTTTTTACAGTTTAGCATGTTTGGTAAAAAGATATAAAATGGCAACCTTCTCTTTTTAAAAAAATCTTCAGGCTATAAAAAAATATATACTACTTGTTGGACATGTAAGTCAGATGTTCTCTAAGTTTAATAACATCTTTAAATACTTTTTGGAAATTTAACCCATTGTATTTTTTTTCAATTTTGAGTTCCTCCTCTAACATTTTAATTTTATCATCGTTAACCTTAATTTTATAAAGTTTGTCTTCAAATTCAATAATATTTTCTTTCATTATTTGATTCTCATATAAAATACTACTATAAATTTCATCAGTAAGTTTTTCAATTTTATCTATACGTTGTTTATAATGATAACTTAATCCCATTAAACCTAGTATAATAATTACCCCAAATAAAATTCCAAGTATAAATTCCATATATTTTTAATTAATTCTATATCTTAAATATAATATAAATTTTTCTATAAGCCAAGCTTTATTTAAACAAAGCAGTTTCAATTTCTTTTATACTAGAGGATTGAATTCTTTTTGTTTCAACTCCTTGCTCAAAATATACTAATGTTGGATAATATTCGATTTTATAATAATCAGCTATACCTGAGAATTTATCTCCATCTAAAAATAAAAATGTTATCTCAGGATAAACTTTTTCTAAAATAGGTACAATTATTCCTGTTACAGCTTTACATGCCTTACATTCCGGGGATCCGAAAATAATAACTGCCTTATCTAATTGTTTTGTGTAATTTTGAAGTGGAAGACTTTTTATAGTTACCATTTTTATTTTAAATATAATAAACAAATTTTATTCCTCCAAGCTATCTTTTTAAAAATGGATATACGGATAAGAATTGGGGGGTAGGGATTCATGTTTGTATTATGTTAAATATAAAATTTACGTTATAATCCGTGTTTATAACCATTGTCTATTAATTTATAACAACGGTTATGAATTTAAAGAAAGCTTTACTTCTCCAGTGTCTCTCTTGCTATAGGTTTGGCTCTCCGGGATCCCTTACTTATATTTACGATGTTAAAAAAATTAAATAATTTAAAAAAAGGTTATGATGAATTTACAAAATTCCGAATTTAAGACATTAGAGCAAATTAAATCAATTGCTCCATCAGTTTTCACGCAACATGGTTCTGGAGATACTTCAGAAAAATATTCACATATTCCAACTGATAAGGTAATAAAAGATATGGAGGTTTTAGGTTGGGGTGTAGTTAATGTTAAAGAAGTTAAAGCTAGAAAAAATAAAGGTTTCCAAAAACACTTAGTGGTGTTTAGAAATAATGACATTGTTATTAATGGTAAAGATAATGATGTTGTTTACCCTCAGGTATTGCTTACTAATTCACATGATGGTAAAAACGCATTTACTTTTACTGCAGGTTTATTTAGAATGATTTGTGAAAATGGTTTAGTGATTTGTTCTGAAAATTTTGGGGATATGAAAATTCGCCATATGGGTTATAATTTTGAGGAATTACAAAATGTAATTAAGAAAATGGTTGAGTCTCTCCCATTGACAGTTGAGGCTATGAATAAGATGATTGATATAGAATTGGAACAAGAACAAATTGTAGCATTAGCTAAAGATTTATTGGAAATTAGAGTTAAAGATGTTAATAACACTTTCAATTCAAATTCAATTGATGAAGTTTTAATTCCACAAAGATTAGAAGATAATGGAACAAGTTTATGGAAAGTATTTAATCGTATTCAAGAGAATATTATTGAAGGAAATTTCACATATTCTACCTTGAAAGGTAAAATTAGAAATGCTAGAAAAATTAAAAATTTTCAACAAGATTTAAGTCTTAATAAAGAAATGTTTGCTAAAGCCTTAGAATATGTTAATTAAAGAAAGGGGAGTAATCCCCTTTTTATATAAATAATACTATGAAACTAATCAATCTAGAACAAGCTAAAAAATATATCCCCATTGAAGAGGATTTAGTTAGTCAGAATCTTAAATTTGCCAGATATTATACTTTAAGTCCTTATCCTGATCCCGAGATGGCTAAGAAGGGATGGGAAAAAGTAACTTATTATACTTCTAAACGTAAAAATGTTTTTAACAATAAAAAAGAAGGTAACCAATGGGTGTATATTTTATCCAATCCTTCAATCCCTAATGTTTTAAAAATAGGATATACAAATCTTAATCCAGAACTAAGAGCAAAACAGATATCATCTTCTACAGGAGTGGTAGTACCTTTTAAAGTGGAGTGGGCTACCAAATGTAATAATGGGTATGAATTAGAAAATATTATCCATAAAACCTTAAAAGACTATAGAGTAAATAACCAAAGAGAATTTTTTCAAATAGATTTGGAGGAGTCAAAGAATATTATTAAATTAATAATGGAGAAATTCACTTAATATAATATTTATAACATATAGTTTTTTTAAATGATTCCAGCGGAAAAAATATTCTTATTATTTGATGATGATGATAGTCTAAACTTGGAGGAAAATGAACTCAATAGCATGTATATGAAATTGGGGATGTTTAGTAAAATAATTGAAAACAGTTCAGTTATTTTTCTTCAAGTAAAAGCTATCTTTAAAAGCTTTAAAAATGTGGAATGGGATTTTGATAAAACAATTGAGGTAACTCATAATATTGTTTTTAATAAAGCTTATTTTTATATAAAAAATTTTAATATAGAGGATACAAAACATATTGATACTTTAAAATGTTTTAATTATAATAGATTAGTTTCAAATCTCAACCAAACTATTAATTTTTTTGAAATTAAAGAAGAATATGAAAAATGTGCTTTTCTTTTCAGAATAAAAGACTGGATTGAGAAGGAGAAAAGCAGCTTGATCTCCTAGATTTTTTTTAGTAACTTATGATTACGGGTTTAAGGAATAAAAGGAATAAGGAATAGGAAAAAGGGAAATGAAACGGGAGGATGAAACGGGGAGTAAGAAATGAGGAGAAAAAGGAAAAATAAATAATATAAAAATATGAGAAATCGACAGTTAATGCAAAAAAGAATAGAGTATCTAGAGTCATCATTGATTAATCTCCAACGGATGGTAAAAGTAGGATCTCCAATTAAAGATTTTATAACTGAAATTGAAAAAGATTTAAATTTAATTGAAGATATAAAAAGTATGATCGAATCAGAGCCTATGTCTCCGGGTGAAATAAATAAATTCTAATTATAAAAATAAAAGTTATGTTAACAGCGGAACAAATCCAAGATAACTGGATTAAATTATTAGAGATAATTAATTCTAATATCTCAGAACCTAGAAGAACTAAATTAAAAGAATTTTACCTAAAATATGAAGATAGGCTTATTCTTATGCCTGCTGCCCATAAAAAAGAATACCATAATGCATTTCCAGGAGGATATGTAGACCATGTTCTGAGAGTTATAGATTGTGCTATAAAGATAAATCAGGTATGGATTCAGCAGGGTGTGGATGCTTCAACTTATACAGTTGAAGAACTCGTATTTTCTGCTCTAAATCATGATTTAGGCAAAATGGGTGATAGTAATTATGAAGCCTATATCTCCCAGACAGACTCATGGAGGAGAGAAAAACTAGGTGAGGAATACATGTTTAATGATAAATTAGCTTTTGCTTCTGTACCTGATAGAGGATTATTTTTACTTCAAGAGCATGATATTAAATTTACCTTTAATGAAATGATTGCTATTCAGACACATGATGGGCTATATGATGAAGCTAATAATAAATATTTAAAAACATTTATGCCTGAATTAAAGCCTAGGACTAGTTTACCATATATTATCCACCAGGCAGACTTAATGGCTGCTAGAATTGGATTTGAAAAAGAATGGTTTCCTAAACTTAAAAAAGAAGTCAAAAATAACGTGCCGGAGCAAAAGAAAAATTATACATTACAGTCAAAACCTAGTAATAAGGCTAATGCTTTAAAAAGCATGCAAAGTTCAGGTTTAAAAAATATGTTAGATAGCCTATGATGTTTGAAATATTAACCTTTATATTTGGGATTTTGGTCGTGATCTTAGGATACACGACCATTAATCTTCTTCTCAAAAGTGAAAAAACTGAAGATATTATTATATCTCAAGAAAAATTTTTAGAATCCTTATATTCTAAAATATTAGAATCTGAGAAGAAATTAGATGAATTAGATAAAAAAGAAATTTTTAAATCTGATGATGAAATAGGATGGATATTTACTGAAATTAGAAAAATCCATGAAAGTATTTTAAATTTTATAACCAATAATTTTTATGGTAAAAAAACGAAATAAAAAAAGTAAAAATTACTTTACTCAAGAGACTGAAGATTATATTGTGTTATATAATAAATCTAAAGATTCAGATGAAAGAAGTAGGATATATGAAAAATATATTCATTATGCTTTTTTTAAATTAACTCAAAATATTATACATACTTTTAAATTTTATCATACTGAAGTTGAAGAGTTAGAACATCTACAGCATGAAATTATTATTTTTCTTTTATCTAAAATACACCTATTTGATCCTACTCGAGGAGCTAAAGCTTATTCTTATTTTGGAACAATTGTTAAAAGATGGCTAATATTATATAATACTAAAAACTATAATAAAAAAATAAGTAAAATTGAAATTGGGGAATTAGATAATGATAAAACTCCTTATTTTTATCCTACTGAAAGTAATATTAATGAGGATTTAAATAAATATATAGATTTGTTTGTAGATTATTGCTCCCAATATTTATTTGAATTTTTTCCAAAGAAAAATGATGCCCAAGTAGCAGACGCTATTTTAGAAATATTTAGAAAAAGAGAACATATAGAGATTTTTAATAAAAAAGCCCTATACATGCATATACGAGAAATTGTAGATGTAAAAACACCTAAAATTACCAAAATATCAGATCAACTATATGATATATTTAAAAGTAATTATGTGTTTTATCTTGAAAATGGTTATGTTGAATTTTAATTTTATTCCATTTCTATATTTATAATAAAAATTTTATGGGATCTTTAGATAGTTTAGTATTTGGAAAAAAGAAATTTTCAGATATTTTAAGTGAAATATATGATAATCAAAAGAAAAAAGAAAAACAAATTTCAGGATTAATAGGAGAATTAAAAATTCTTGTAAAAGATGTAGGTGATGCTGCCCTATTAGTTCCTTTAATTAAAGAATATCTAGAAATAGGAGTTAAAAATGATGAACAACTAATTAAAATGTCTACTATTATTCAGAGAGTTTTAAGTAATAATAATAACAATGATGGTTCTTTAGGAATTACTGAAGAAGAGAAAAAACAATTAATGGAGGAAATTGAAAAATTTAATCCTGAAAGAAAATAAAGAATGACAAATAGTAATTTTGGATTTGCGGGGTTAAATAAGCCTTACTCTTCTGATTCTTCTATAAATGATCTAAATAGAAAAATCGATAATTTATCAAACAAGCTAATTCCAGCTCGTGTTATTGATATTGTTTTAGATGAAACTCATCCTGATTTTGAGAATGTAGGAGGATGGAATGGGGTAGGGATAATAAAATATGAATTAATTAATTTTCCTGAAAGTGAGCAAGTTATAAAAAAAATAGCTAAACCCTTACTATCTAATATTAAAACTTATCCCTTAAAAAATGAGATTGTTTTTTTATTAAAATTACCTAATACTACTTCTTTAAATAATTTAAATGATAGTGAATCATATTACTACTTAACAACTTTATCTTTATGGAATCATCCACACCATAACGCTTTTCCTAATGCTTTAAATTCTAATAATGTTTCTCAATCCCAATTAAAAGATTATAAATCAATTGAAGAAGGGAATATAAGAAGAGTAAATGATGGGTCAACTGAGATAAACTTAAATGCTACTAATAATAGTGGTGGGAAATTTATTGAAAAAACTAATATTCATCCTATATTACCGTTTGCTGGAGATGTTATATTTGAAGGTAGATTTGGAAATAGTATTCGTTTAGGAGCTACAGTTAAATCTAATAGTGCCTATAAAAATAATTGGTCATCTATTGGGAATGAAGGAGATCCAATTTTTATATTAAGAAATGGTCAATCTGTCAATTCAACTAATGAAGGTTGGATTCCTACTGTTGAGAATATAAATCAAGATTTATCCTCTATTTATTTTACTTCAACTCAACAAATGCCTATAAATTTATCAAGTAGAAATTTTACAGGTATTCGCAATGAATATATTCCTTCTTCTCCTACTACTTTTAATAAACCTCAGATAATACTTAATTCTGGTAGGCTTTTATTTAATTCAACTGAAGATAGTATATTGCTTTCATCTAAAAAAGTTATTTCACTATCTGCTATTGAGGATATAGGATTAAGTTCGAGAGGTTTTATAAATCTATCAACTAAAGGAGTAAGATTAGGAGGACCTGAAGCTAGTGAATCTCTTATATTGGGTGATAGCTTTTTAAAACAATTTAATGGGTTATTAGATTCTTTAAGTTTGCTATGTGAGGCTTTATCTACTGAACCGGTTTTGAAAAGTACACCTTTAATAGCTATAGGACTCAATAATACTATCAAAGCTATTAAAAATGTATCAAATTCCTTTACTTCTAAAATTTCTAAAACATTATAAAAATGGAAGATAATAATATTTTAATATCATTAGCTTCTCAATATCTACTTTCAAATGAAGGTAAAAAAATTTTAGGTGAAAATTTAGATGTATCTTCTATAAAATTCCAATTAGAAAATCAATTAAAAACTAATTCTGAAATTAGTAAATCTGAAAATATATCTATAAAATCTAAATCTAGAAATAAAAAACAAGAAGTAAAAAATCAAACAAATCAATTTACTCCTGAGTTAAAAGAGTTTAATATTAAAGGAAGAATATATGATAAAAAAGAAAATATACCTTTAAAAGGAGTTAAAATAGAAGTCATAATTGAAGAACCTACTTATGCTCTTTTAAAAGAATATACTGCATCAACTTTAAGTGATGGTACTTTTGAATTAAAAATAAAATTACCAATACTTCCTTTCAATCAGAAAGTTCTAGTTAAACCAAAATTTTTATATACTAAAGAAAAATATTTACCCGGATATCAAGAAATATTAACTTTAGATAGAGAACCTAAAAGTGATTTAAATTTATATCCTTTACTTAATTTAGAAACAGCTGCTGAAGAAGAATTAGCAGAATTAATAAATTCCTCTAATAGTAAAATACAAGAAGTAAATAATATAGCCCTAAGTCTACCTGAAAAAGTATCAGTTGCTCGGCGTAAAGCTATAATGAATATTGTTAGTATAATTCAAACCCGATTATTTCCTTTAGCTTTATCTCTATTATTAGCTTTTGGCATAACTAAACTAACACAGAAAAATCAAAAAATATGCCCTTCTAGGAATTTATTATTAAATAATATAGCTAAAAGAAATAGAATAGTAAAACAATTAAACCAAATATATGTTTCTATATCTTTAAATACCGCTTTAGCTGCTATCTTAACTATTATAGCAGCCCAATTTAGAGTAGGTAGATTAACTATATCTTCTTTACCCATCCCTTTAATTACTCAACCCTATACTACAGTTTCTAAATTACAAGATATTGAAGGTATTTTAAAAGAATTAGAAGAACAAAATAAAGATTTAAATAGACAAATATTAATAGCTTTAATATTTTTAGTAGCTTCTTTAGCTATAATATTATCATTATTAAGAGGCATAGATGAATTAACTCAAGAATGTGCTACAGACTTAAACTTAGAGCCTATATCTCAGGAATTAATTGATTTATCTAACCAAACTAGTGAAGAAGGAATAATTAGTATTAATAAAGTAAATGGCTTTACTTTAGAAGTTCAATCCTTAGATCAAAATTCTGTAGGAAAATTAAAACGTCGACAAGCTGTAGGTAAAAATTCTCAAGGGATCATTTTAGTAAAAGGGGATCCTTCATTTAGTTCAAATGATCAAGTATTAATAAATGAATTAGCTTTTTATATACAATCAAATAATCTAAAAGCATTTTAAATCAATATTTATAACATATACTAGTATTATGAAATTAGACATACTAAAAAAAATCATTAGAGAAGAAGTAAAAGGAGCAATACAAGAAGAATTAAAAGATATCTTATTAGAAGCTATACGTTCCCCTAAACCCCCTATTATTGAAAATAGAAATTTTATGAATGATATTGCTACTACTACTTACAGTAATAATAATTTATCAACTAATACCTCTATGGTTTCTAAAGAACAACTTAGAGAATCTTATAGGAATATATTAGGTGAAACTGCTGCTTCTTTTAATACTTCTCAAATTGGAAAACCTTTACAATTAACCGGAACTATGGATACCGCTTCACCTAATGGTAAATTACCAGATGGAGAAGTTCCAATAGATATGATTATAGGATTATTAAATTCAAATAAATAATGGCATTTGGGGCTATACAAATATTTCCTAATGATCTAAGACCTAGAGTAGCTATAGGTGTGAATTTACCATTTAATGGCAATGGAGTATTCATATCTAATTATCAAACTAAAGATGCTATTAAGAATAATCTTATAAATTTTTTCCTCACTAACCCAGGTGAAAGACCGGCTAACCCTAATTTTGGAGCGGGTTTGAGAACTTATATATTTACTCAAATTAATAATGATAATTTAGATTTTATAAAAGAAGATATCCAACAAAAATTAAATACTAATTTTCCTAATATTGTTGTATCTTCTGTTGAAGTTTTATCTCAAGAAGATTATAATACTATTAATATAGTTATTAAATATAATGTTGCTAATACTGGAATAAATGATGAAGTACAATTAACATTTACATAATGGCAATAAACAGAGACATAAAGTATATAAATAAGAATTTTGATGAATTTAGATCTCAACTTCTAAATTTTGCTCAAACCTATTTTCCTACTACTTATACAGACTTTACTCCTTCATCTCCTGGAGTAATGTTTATGGAAATGGCTTCTTATGTAGGTGATGTTTTATCTTTTTATCTAGATAATCAAGTACAAGAAAATTTTTTACAATATGCTCGACAATCTAATAATTTATATGAATTAGCATATATGTTTGGTTATAAACCTAAAACCACGGGGTTAGCCACTACTAATATAGACTTTTATCAATTAGTTCCTTCAATACTATCTGGAAGTAATTATATCCCTGATTATGATTATGCTTTATTTATAAATTCTAATACTCAAGTTTCTTCTAGATCAAGTAATACTAAATTTATAATTGAAGACTCTATAGACTTTACAGTATCTAGTTCTTTAGATCCTACAATAGTTAGTGTTGCTCAAATTTCCGGTGGAGACCCCGTGTATTACTTGCTTAAAAAAACTCGTAAGGCAACATCCGGTACTATTAATACTACTAGCTTTTCATTTGGCTCTCCAAGTGAATTTCCAACTATTACTATTAATGGTAGCAATATAGCTGGAATATTAGATATCACTGATTCAGATGGTAATATTTGGTATGAAGTAGATTATTTAGCCCAAGAATTAGTATTTGATGATATTAAAAACACTAATATAAATGATCCTAATAACTATCAAAATAGTAATGACTCTCCTTATATTTTAAAAACTAAACAAGTTCAACGTAGATTTGTAACAAGATTTTTAAACCCTACCACTTTACAAATACAATTTGGATCAGGTAATCCTAATGACATTGATGAAGATATAATTCCAAATCCTTCTAATGTAGGTTTAGGTTTACCATTTGAAAAAAATAAACTTACAACTGCTTATTCTCCTACAAATTTTATATTTACTAATACTTATGGAATTTCTCCATCTAACACTACTTTAACTATAAGATATTTAACTGGAGGGGGAGTTGAATCCAATGTTTCATCTAATGATTTAACTATATTAAATACTAGTAATGTTAGATTTCTAAAAAATAATCTAAATTCTACAACTGCTCAATATATATTTAATTCTGTAGCATCAAATAATGAAAACGCCGCTAGTGGGGGACAAGATGGGGATAGTATAGAGGAAATAAGACAGAATTCTATATCAAATTTTTCATCCCAACTCCGGAATGTAACCGCTGATGATTATTTAGTTAGAGCTTTAAGTATGCCTCCTAAATATGGAGTAGTAGCTAAAGCATATACTGAAAAACCTAAAATTGATGATGTTAATACTACTTTAAATTTATATGTATTAACTTATAATGTGGATGGTAATTTAACTTTAGCCGCTAACACTTTAAAGAATAATTTAAAAACCTATATTAACCAATATAGGATGATAGGAGATACTATTTCTATTAAAGACGCTTTTGTAATTAATATAGCTTGTGATTTTGAGATTATTACCCTACCTAATTTTAATAATAGTGAAGTACTTTTTAGATGTATAACTGCTTTACAGAATTATTTTGATATTAATAAATGGCAAATTAATCAACCTATAATATTAAGAGACATAAATGTTATATTAGATAATATTGAAGGGGTTCAAACTGTAAATAAAGTTACTATAACTAATAAAACAGGAACAATCTCTGGTTATTCTCAATATGCTTATGATATAGAAGGGGCTACTCAAAAGGGTATTATTTATCCTTCCCTTGATCCCTCTATATTTGAATTAAAATATCCTAACACTGACATTAAAGGAAAAGTAGTAACTATATAAGAACATGGCCGTATACAAATTATTTCCTACTAAGGATGCTAGTATATATTCTTTTTATCCTGCTATGAATACTGGAATTGATTCCATTATTGAAGTAGGAAATTTAAATGTAAACTACGATCCTGTACCTCAAGTATTTAGATTTTTAATACAATTTGATCAATCTGAAATAGAAGATATTATTAATAATAAAATAGGTAATACTAATTTTTCTAGTAATTTAAAATGTTTTATAGCTACAGCTCAAGGAATTATAGCTCAAACTACCTTAGAAATTTATCCTATATCTGATTCTTGGAATAATGGATCAGGTACTTATCTTGATTCTCCTTTTACTACTAATGGTGTAAGCTGGAGATGGAAGAATTATGAAGGAGGAACTATATGGAATACTAGTAGTTTTGATCCTTATACTACCGGTTCATATTATAATAATTATAAAGGAGGAGGGACTTGGTATACCGGATCTGATGATCCTTATAATACTAATCTTACCCCCACCCAAAGCTTTGATCTTAGAACGGTTAAAGATATAAATGTAGATGTATCTGATATTATAAGAGTGTGGTATTCAAGTTCTAATTCTATAGGAGAATATCTTAACATACCTAATAATGGTTTTATAGTCAAATGGGAAGAAGCTATTGAATTTAATTTCAATGAAGCAGTTCAACCTATAATGCAATTTTACTCAGTTGATACTAATACTATATATCCTCCATGTTTAGAAATAAAATGGGATGATTCTTCTTTTATAACTGGAAGCTTATTACCTATAACTGCTAGTGATGTTTTCATATCATTAGATATGAATTCTGGGGTTTTTTATAAAGACAGTGTAAACAGATTTAGACTAAATGTTCGTGAAGAATATCCAGTTAGAATTTTTCAGACATCATCATTATACACTACAAATAGACATTTAAATAGTGGTTCATTATATGCTATAAAAGACTTAGATACTAATGAATTTGTAATAGATTTTGATCCTGAATATACTAAAATTAGTTGTGATGGAGTTAGCAATTATTTTGATGTTTATATGAATGGGTTAGAACCTGAAAGATATTATAAAATCTTAATACAAACCTCTATAAATGGAAGTACTATTGTGAGAGATAATAATTATTACTTTAAAATAGTTAATGGGTAATGGAACAAAAAGTAGACACTAAGAAAAATGCATTTAATAAAAATCAATACTCTAAAATCATAGATACTAGTTTTAGAGAATTTGGAGTCACTACTCTTTCTGATGACCTTCAATCCCAACCCACTATAGAACAGTTTTTTGATTTATATAATGAGTTATTTTATGATATACCTTCAAACGGTGAAACTAATTCACATGAATTTCTAGTTAAGCAAAGTGGTGAATATATTAATTTTGAAGAAAATATTGAAGAAATTAGGGCGTTACAAAATGAGATAGCTTTATTAAGAGAAGAACTACTAAATAGCCAAATACAATTAGCAGAAGTAACTAGTGGAGTTAGAATCACAGGTTCATTAACATAACATGGAAGAAAGAATACAAATAACACCCGTAGATCCTATAACATTTGAATTGCAAGATTACTCAGTTCAAGATACTAATATTATAGCTCAATTTGAGGTAGATACAGTATTTTCTCAATCTACGGATTATATAGAATATTTTATATACGATGAAAATCAAAACTTAATATATCCTTCATCTACACAAGAACTATTAGCATACACCGTTAAAAATGGAGACGTATTAATATCTCCTAATCAAGATTTATCTAGATTAGGATTTGATGAAGGTATATATTATATATCTTATAATTTTTATAGAAAAAAACTTACTTCTTCAATAAGTACTCTTTATTATATATCTGAAATTTCATCAGATCGAACAGAGATTAAATTAGATTCAACCCAAATATCTAATGATGATATAATATCTTCATCTAATGCTTTTATTCAATATCGAGAAAACTCTAACTATTTTGTAGATTTTTATTTAAATTTTGGCTCTAACAATTTAGTAATAGCTAATAATATCCAATTAGATACCTCAGATATTACTAATCCTGAAGTATTAATTAAACTATATGAACCTTTACCTTTAGAATTTGATATAAAATCTCAAGTTTGGGTAGTGGAAAAACTATCTTCCACTCAAACTTATCAAGTTAATTTCCCATCAATCCTTTCTCTTCCTCAAGATTTTCAATATATCTCGGGTCCTAATTTTAATCTTAATATAAAAGAAGAAATAGGTTTAAGTAGTCAAGATGTATCTCTAGACTCTATATTAAGTAGTAATTTAACTAGTTCATACAATCAATTACAATCCTTACTAAATGAAAAAGGAATAAAAATAAATATTAACTATGAAGATTTTAACGAATTTACCCATTTCTCTTCAGCCAAAACTAGGTTAGAAAATTTTTATTATAAAGTAAGTTTAATTGAAGACTATAATAATCTAATCCAGGAATTAGAAACAGCTAATTCAAGTACTATCTCTGCAAATACCTCCATCCAAAATATAATTAAAAATTTTGATGGTTATGAGTATTTTTTATATTATAATAGTGGTTCTCAATATTCTTGGCCTAAATCTAATACTGAACCCCCATATGCTTTATACCCTACAGGAAGTATTGAAGTATTAAATTGGATAGGAAGTGCTGATTTTTCTAATCCTTATTTTGGGGGGTTAGCTTTATCTGCTTCTGATTATGATCAAAATAATCAAGATTGGTTATATTGGGCCATACCTGAATATTTAAGAGATGATCATGAAAATGATCCATATTTTCTTTTTGTAGATATGATTGGTCAGCATTTTGATAATATTTGGGTTTATACTAAAAATATAACAAACCGATTTTCAGCTGATAATCGTTTAGATTATGGTATATCTAAAGATTTAGTAGCTGAAGCTATTAAGGATTTTGGAGTAAAATTATATTCTAATAATTTTAATGTTAATGATTTATATACAGCTTTCCTAGGAATCACCCCTTCAGGAAGTTTATTCCCTTATCCTGACCAGACTGGATCTTTACCTGCTCCTAGTGGATATGAGTATATTGATACTTTAATATCGTCTTCTAATAGTGTTATCCCTCTAGATGATGTTAATAAAAGATTATATAAAAGAATATACCATAACTTACCTTATTTACTAAAAACTAAAGGTACAATAGCAGGATTAAAAGCTCTTATTACATCTTATGGTATCCCTGATACTGTTTTGAGAGTAAATGAATTTGGAGGTAACTCATTCAATACTTTAGATGATAAAAATCTAAAACAGTCTGAATTTAATTATGCCTTTAATACTGAGGGGCAATATTATTTCTCATCCTCTTTTGTACCTAACTCTAATTTTAATAATGGGCGACCTAATACTATCCAATTTAGATTTAAGGCCGGGGAAATTCCAACTCAATTATCACAATCTCTATGGTCTATAGATAATGGTAATTCTTCTCTAGTATTAGAATATACTGGATCAGGATTAACTAGTGGTTCATATTCCGGATCTATACCTGATCTTTATAATGAATATGGTGTTTTAAAATTCATACCAGATTCAAATGCTCCTAATGTAAGTGCTAGTGTATATTTACCTTTCTTTAATAATGGATGGTGGTCTGTAATGACTACTCAAAATAATACTACTGCCTCTTTATATGCTGGTAATTCTATAGATGATACTTTAGGATTTATATCTTCAAGTAGCATTACAGGATATGATGCCTCTCTATATAATGATGGAATTAAAATACAATTTCCTAATTCTAGTAGTATAACTTATGGATCTAGTACCTATTTACCATTTTCTGGATCTCTTCAAGAAATAAGATATTACATACCTAATATTAATGAGAGTGTATTTTATGACTATATATTAAATCCATATTCAAGTGAAGGAAATGGGATTAATACTTCTCCTGAAGAATTAATGTTTAGAGCAGATTTAGGTACTTTATCTTTAACTGGTAGTAGAGAATCTATTCATCCTAAAGTAACCGGATCTATATCCTATATAACATCCTCATTCACCACGGGTAGTTCTTTCTATCTAAGTAATGAGAATTTTATTCCTAATAAGGAAACAATAAATCAAAACCAACTAATATCAGGTATAAAAGATAGGGTTACTAACAAAACTAAAATTGAGCCTAACACATTGGCTGAAATACCATCAGGTTCTAATACTGATATTACTGTTTTATCTCCATTTCAATCTATTCAACAAACTTCTAATATATCTGGTAGTTTTTCTGAAAATGTAAATTACTTAGAAATAGCATTTTCTCCACAGGATCAAATTAATGATGATATAATATCACAATTAGGTAATTTTAATTTAGGAGAGTATATAGGTGATCCTAGACAAATATCATCATCGTCTACTAACTATCCAGATTTAGATAAACTAAGAAATGAATATTTTGAAAAATATATTCACAGCTATGATGTTGTAGATTTTATACGTTTAATTAAATTCTTTGATAATTCACTGTTTAGAATGATTAAAGATTTTACTCCTGCTAGAACAAGTTTATCTTCAGGAGTAGTAGTAAAACAGCATATACTAGAAAGAAATAGAGTAAGACCCGCTCAAATTACCTCAGATGATAAGTTACTTGAGGGTCAAATTAAGCCATTCTCAAGAGGATATAATACAGGATCGGGAGATACGGGACAATATGAATTTATAAATGGTTCTTCTATTTATACCTATAAAGGAGGAACAGGTGGAATATTTGAGTCTTTTAATAGTATAGATTTCAATCCCAATACTGTAAATAATAGATTTAATATTACTCAAAGTTGGGAAGAATCATTCCCTACAACCTCGGGTTCAGTATTATATGTAAGAGATGATCAACGTGAATTTTATAACGGAGAATTTAGTGGATCCTCAACTAATGTTAAATTGCAAAGAGGATATACATCTATAGAAGAAGACGTTGATTCAAGATTTGATCCTTGCGCTGCTCTAATTACATTAGATCCTAATGATTTTTATGTTTATAACCTTGAATTTTACAGTGGGTCGGATGCCAGTTATTCTATAATTCCAAAAGAATTTATAGGTACCACTACTACCACAACTACAACTACAACTACTACAACTACACCTCCAGGTCCTAGTGAATTTACAATTTATTTTAATTCATCTAATGCTCCATTTGGATGGGATAGTCAAACTGAGGCATGTGAGGGAAATGGAACTATGATTAATGTTTATACTGAACCTGGATACTCTAACTTATTTGATGCTTATCTTGATGGTAAAACATTATATACTACCTCAGGTTTAACTACTCCATTTAATGGAAATGGTACTTGGTTTAAAACCTCTGCATCTCCAGACTCTGGAGAAAGTATATTTATAGGTAGTGATGGAGTTATATCCACTTGGGGAGGTCCTTGTTCATCAACAACAACTACTACTACTACAACCGTGAATCCTAACTTAAATACTTGGTATTATGGAACTTATTCAAGTCCTGGAGGAGTAGTTCCTATACCAACTTCTGATGATATTGATATTTCCACAGGTACTGCTGTAACTAATATACCACCAACTGATCCTCTACCAATACCATTTAATTCTGCTACTGATGATTTCTTATGGTTTGCTGTTCCTACCGCTGCGGGTCTTAAAGAAGTATGGTATGTTGATAGCTTAAATACTGGATTAATTGGTGGTCCTGCTAGTTTCTTTGGCAATCTATTCCCAGATCCTGTACAAGTTACTTACAATGGAGTTCTACTTAATCTTTATATAAGTACTGCTAGAACAAATGTTGCTACTATGATAATATATGCTGACAGTGATAGTTTTTAAGTAATATGGCTATAAACATTAATGATAATTTTAGAAATAGGGTAAATAGACCTACTGATTTTAGATATGGTCCTTTTATTAGTGTATCTCAAGCTAATTCTTTTATTCCCATAGCCCAAAGATATCATGGGTTAATATTTGGAATATATACTAATCCCACTGATATAGCTAATAGTGATGTAACTTATTATTATTATTATGATGGGTTAGAAAATACAGACTATAAACCCTTATTGAAGGCGCCAGTAGATGGTGAATATACGGACCAACCAACAATGATTGCCTCCCAATCCCTTCAAATTCCTCAATATATTTACTATGATGGAGCCTCATATTGGGAATATTTAGGAACTACAGGCAGTCTTATATCTGATTATAGAGAAATTGGTGGGGGAGGAGGAGGTGGAAATCCTCCTGTTGATGAGAGGTATATTGATCAACCAACAATGATAGCCTCCCAATCACTTCAACTCCCACAATATCTTTATTTTGATGGGCAAGATTACTGGGAATATTTAGGAACTACAGGCAGTCTTATATCTGATTATAAATCTATAGCTTTTCCATACACTGGTTCAGCTTTAATTACTGGTTCATTAGGAGTAACAGGTTCTATTTCATCTGACACAGATGCAACTATTAATTGTTTAACTGTTGGTAGAGGTGGTGGAAATATTTCTACAAATACTGCTTTTGGTAGGGGTTCATTACAAAATAACACTACGGGAATATATAACACTGTAGTAGGTAATAATGCACTCCGAAATAATACCGGGGGGTATCGTAACACCGCCATAGGGAGTTATGCACTTTGTTCTAACACTACCGGGGCTTTTAATTTAGCAATAGGTGATGGTTCACTCCGTAATAACACTACTGGAGACTCAAATATCGCAATAGGTATTGATTCATTACAATGTAATACTACCGGATTTAATAATACCGCAATAGGGCTTTATTCATTATGTAATAACACTATAGGATCCCGAAACACAGCAATCGGCATAGTCTCACTTTTAGGTAACACTACAGGAGCAGTCAACACCGCATTAGGTGAAAGTACACTCCGCTTTAATACCACAGGTAGAGCACAAGTAGCAATAGGAAATGAAGCATTATGCTCTTCAAACTTCGGTTCAACTTCTGCCAACGCAAATGTAGCCGTAGGCTATAGAGCATTAAGAGCTAATACAACCGGTGCTTATAACACAGCAATAGGAACTAGGGCTTTAGAGAATAACACTACAGGATTCTATAATACAGCAATTGGCATTAGAACATTAGAAGCTAATACAACTGGTGCCTGTAATATTGCTATTGGAATATCAGCTTTATCAAATAATACTACAGGAAGTCGTAATATAGCAATAGGAAACTTAGCACTTTGTACTAATACTAGAGGTAGTGCTAATATAGCAATAGGAAGGAATACACTTTATTGTAATACTAGTGGTAATTTTAATATAGCGATAGGAAATTTTTCACTTCGTTTTAATACTACCGGACGTGATAATGTAGCCCTAGGAAGATCGGCGCTTATGACTAATACTACTGGAATTTGTAATACCGCTATAGGTCATGATACACTTCGTAGAAATACTGCTGGAAGTTGTAATACTGCAGTAGGAAATTGTGCACTTTATTTTAATACTACCGGAGCTTATAATGTAGCTGTGGGTTATATCTCATTAGAATTTAATACATCTGGAATTGATAATACAGCAGTAGGATATGGATCTCTCAAACAAAATACTACTGGGAATGCTAATACTGCTATAGGAAATAATTCCCTTCGACTTAATACATCTGGATTATATAATACAGCAGTTGGTGCATACACACTTTTTCTTAACACTACTGGTAATTCTAATATCGCTATAGGAAAAAATTCACTCGGTCATAATTATACAGGAGGCCAACAAGTAGCAATAGGTAATGACGCATTATGTTCTTCAAACTTTGGCTCAAATTCCTCAACTGCTAACATAGCTATAGGATATAGGGCATTAAGAGCTAATACAACTGGTGCTTATAATACTTCAGTAGGTACTAGAGCATTAGAATTAAATACTACTGGAGATCTTAATACAGCAATAGGATTTCGTACACTCGGTTCTAATACAACCGGGTTTCGTAACACCGCTGTGGGAAATGTGGCACTTATTTCCAACACTATGGGATATTTTAATACCGCGGTAGGTGGTGGATCACTTGCTTCTAACACTATAGGAATTAGTAATACCGCAGTAGGTGATGGATCACTTAATTCTAATACCACTGGGTTTTATAATGTAGCAATTGGAAAAAGTGCACTGGGTAATAATATTACGGGATTCCAAAATACCGCAGTAGGATTTAATACACTTCTTTCCAATAGAGCAACGAGCAATACCGCCATAGGTAATTTATCTCTCCGTTTCAATACCACAGGATGTTATAATACAGCCTTAGGAAGTTTTACTCTTAACGCTAATACTACAGGAATTAATAATACCTCAGTAGGATTCTTAGCGCTTAGTACTAACACAACTGGAAGTTTTAATACCTCAATAGGCGGTTGTTCTCTTTTAATTAATACTACAGGAAATTGTAACACTGCAGTTGGCCATGGAGCAAGTAATAATATTAACATCGGCGTTAATAATGTATTAACTATAGGTTATAATTCTATTACTTCCATAGATAGTGACCATACTAGATGGGGTAATGCCTCTCATGTTTGCCATTGTATAAATGGAGTTTGGACTAACGTTTCAGACTGTAGAGATAAAACAAATATTAAATCGTTGCCCTCAAATATGGGGTTACCATTTATAAATCGATTGAATCCTGTTACTTTTAATTTCGACTTTAGAGAGAAATATGTAGACAAGTGTGGGTTTGAGTATGGTGTTAAGGATGGTACCTTAATGAATACTAAAGAGAGTTATGGACTAATAGCTCAAGAAGTAAAAGAAGTTTTAGATGGTCTAGGTGAAAAATTTGATGCTTTGGGATATACTGAAGAACATGATGCCTATAGATTAGCATATGAAGAATTAATCCCATCGTTGATAAAATCAATCCAAGAATTGCATAAAAACTATATTGAGTTAAAATCTGAGGTGGATAGTCTTAAAAAATAAGTTATAAGGTGTTATGAAATATATTTGTTCCCAACCATGCAATACTTATTACACTTGGCAAGTAGAAGTTGTAATAAACAATTTCATGAGAATGGGTATAAATCCTAATGATATAGAAATATTAGGTGGAGTAAATAATAATATTATACCTGAAGATTGGAAGAAGTTACAACAGCATTACCCCTATGTTAGATTCTTTTTCTATAATGATACGCGTATAGACAAATCCTATATACCCTCAATATATTTTAACTTACTAAAACAGCATATACAATTCCATCCCTATTTAAAACATGAAGTCTTATTTTTACATGACTCGGACATAGTATTTACTAAACCCCCTAATTTTAAAGCTATGGAATATGGCGATACTTGGTATTTAAGTGACACTAATTCTTATATTAACTATTCTTATATACAACAGAAAGGTGATTATATATACAAGAAAATGTGTGATATTGTAGGTATAGATTATAGAATACCTAAATTAATGAATTCTAATTCTGGTGGTGCTCAACATATAGTAAAAAATACTAGTTATGAATTCTGGAATAAAGTAGAACAAGACAGTATTAAGTTATATAGATGGTTTTGTGAGGATGAACCTAAATTTAGACTACAATTTCCTAATATTGAACCTATACAAAAGTGGACAGCAGGAATGTGGGCTTTATTATGGAATGCTTGGAATGAAGGACATGAAACTATAGTAGATAAACGATTAGATTTTGGTTGGACCATCAATGAATACTCAGATATTGAAAAATATACTATATTACATAATGCTGGAGTTCAATTATCAAATTCTAATTTATTCTATAAAGGAGCATACACATATAAAACACCATATAATGATGATTTAAATATAGATCCTACTAAAGCCTCATATTTCTACTGGCAGCAAATACAAGAGGCAAAGAAAAACACATGCTTGTTATAAAACCATATTTATAATAAAAATACCCAATGAGTCTTATTCTATATACTATATCAAATACATCAGCAACTAGTAAAACATTCTCTTACTCTGTTGAAACTAGCCCACAGACTATAACAGTAAATGGGTTTAGTCAAGTAGATATAATTGCAGATGATAGTCCTGCCCCTGCTTTAATCCCTGTGGGTGTATCTGAGGAAGAGTTTTTATCTAGTACATATATTCCTTCAAATGGTGAGGCGCTGTTATGGAATGACGGTAACAAAGTTAAACATATAAAAATTTCAAATACTCCTCTAACCGGATCTTCTATAGATTCTATAATAGGTAAAACTCAATGGTTAGAATTTGCAATGGTTGGGGCTAAAAATAGTAGTGGAAATTTCTTATATCCCAATTCTCCCACTGTTTCTCAAACTGAGAGATATAATATCATAGGAGCAAACAATCAGAATACTTATAGTATTCTAGGTATTAATCAAAAAAACTCATCCACCGCTGTGGATGCTGATACTTCAAGTGCGGAGACTGGTTTTTCATTTTTTGATAAACAATTCTTAATTCCTACAAACTGTAATCCTCTAGATAGTAATGTTTCTGAACCTAGATTTAATGAGTGGTTACAAGATGTAGATTATTCAGTAAATGCTATAACTCCTCTTAATTTTGAACAACTCATAAATTTTGAAGCAATTAGAGCAACAGTACCTCAATCTAACTATACTCAATTAGGATTCTCTAATTCAAGATATATTGGTAGCTCTACTACTCGAGAAAATATTAATGAATATAATCCTAATAGTAACATTGATTTAATTAATACCTTTTTATATAGTGATGGGATTACTGATCCTTTTCTATCTAGTAAAGGTAAAGGTGCACCTTTAGGTAAAATACCTAATGTAGAACTTAATAATGCTTATATCGCATATTTTAATAAAATAATAGATCCATATCCTTTATTAAATAATAAAACTGCATATTATATAAAATATTTAATTGATGATCAAGGTAATATACTAGATCCAGGTTTATCTAATATAAATTATTCGGTATTTACGGAAACATTCAAATTACGAGATTATGATGAGGAACCTACAAGAATAAATGTTAGTATACAAAATATAGATGAAGCCAAAGAATTAACTAAATTAACTACAGGTTTATCTTCTACTTTTGAAATTGGTAAATATCCTGTTCCTATCTTATATACCCAAACCTCAAGTGTAGGATATACCAATGAATTATATCTATCAGGAAGTAAATTTTATACAGTTGATGGAGCAGGATTAGAAAGTGGTGATTTTTTAAATTATGGAGTAAATATTTTTGCTACTCAATCTGTAGTTTCTCCTTCTGCTCAAAGTCCTTCCAATCTTAATTTAGAAGAATTAGAATTTAATTCTAGTGATATTACACCATTAGCTGAAACTAATATTATAATTCCAACCAGTAGTTTAGAAGTAAATAATAATAAATATATTATATATTTTCCACCATCTTCTATTGAAGACAGAGGAAAACCTATATCAGAAAATTATCCTTATAGAATAGAGGGCAATTTAAAATTTACCACCTCGACTATGCCAGCTAGATACAAAGGAAAGAGGAGAACGTCTGGTAGATTAGATTTTTTTGTAGAACGAAATGAAATCCAATCCGGATCTACTCGACCATTTAAAGTAATTATACAGCAATTTAAAAAACCTCCACTCACCTCAGAAGTCCAAATAGGTAATTACTCATTAGATACTGTAAATATATCAATCCCAGAAAACGGAGGAGTAACATTAAAAATTACTCAATACCCAGGAGAAGCTAATGAAGTTTCCTATATTTTAAAATTAAATAGAACAACTAGAGAATATGGGAATCAGTGGAATTATACAGGAAATGGAATAGTCTTTGAACCTAATAGTTTATATATTGAAGATTTAATTATAACTAATATACTTAATGGTAATGTTCTTGATAAGAAAAACAGACGTGAAGCCGCCTCTCTAATAGGTGGAGGATGGGCCAGAGATAATAGTGATCTTCTTATGGGAATAGGAGGAATACCAGTTAAATATGATTGGGAAATAAATTTTGAATTAAATAACTTTTTCCAAGGTTCAGCAGTTTATATAAGAGCAAACAGTACTCTAATAAACCAACCCAATAATGCTGGAAGACCAAATGATGTGTTTACATTCTATGGAGGTGGAGGGAATGCTCTTAATAATTTACAATGGCAACGAACATTTAATCCAGTATATTCAACAGGGGTGGATACAAAACCTTCTATTACTTATAAAGTAATATCGGCTTTGGCTGCTTCTTCTAATGATCAAAATAGAGCTTTAGGCCCATTCTGGAGAAGATATCCTCTTACTTTAGATAAATTATATATGTCTTCTTCTATTCTTAACCAGACATATGATTCTACTTGGGTTCAAGCTAAATTACCTTATAATAGTGGTCCTAATACTGATTTCCCATTAACTATAGAACCAGAATTTATAGATTTTGATCCTGTGGTAGATTTTTGGTCTTTACAGAAAGGAGATGAAATACGATTTGAAAACAATGAGGATTTAGTATACACTATTATCTCTGATCCTGAACCACCAAAAAATGCTTTTAGTGAATTTATTGGTGATAAGTTGCAAATAACAGTATTTCCATCATTTGAAGTAAATCCACCCACAAACTTTGACTTCTTTGTAGTAAGACGTTGGAAAGAAAATAAAAACTTTATAATATTAGACCAACAAAAACCATACGGTTTCCCTGTATCTCAATCTTCCTCTCCTGGTATACTTTTACCGGAATACAGAGTAGATAAATTTAATGTCAATCCGGATTTAGTACTTAAAGATCTTATTGAAAAAAGTATAATATAAACATATTTATAACAAATGTATATTTAAAATGGGATACCTTAACAACAGCGTTATAACAGTTGACGCAATACTAACTAAAAAAGGAAGAGAAGCATTAGCTAGAAATGATGGTTCTTTTCGTATCACACAATTTGCCTTATCAGATGATGAGATAGATTATACTTTATTTAACCCAACTCATCCTTCAGGTTCTGCATTTTATGGTGAAGCAATAGATGGAATGCCTCTATTAGAAGCATTTCCTGATGATCAGCAAATCATGAAATATAAATTAGCTACTCTACCTAGAGGTACAGCTAAACTTCCTATTTTGAATTTAGGATATGATGCCATAACTTTAAAACAAGGTGCTTCTTTATCTATTACCCCACAAACTCTAAATTATTTAGACAATGTTTCCACTTTTGAAACTAGTGGATATGTTGCTACTATAGCAGATATTAGATTATTATCTTCATTTGAGGGATTAGGTATTAATACTGAATCTGCTTTATCTCAAAACTCAACTTCCACTATAGGTACTAACGTGTCTAAAACTATTATTGGTACTCAAATTAACTTAAGAGCTACAACCATTAATACTTTATTTGGATCTAATTCTCAATTAAGAACCACTTTAACTGTAATAGGGCTAGACAGTGGAGCTAGAATAACAATCCCAATTACAATCAATAAAACAACAACTTAATAAGATATGGGATTTAAACGATTTGACCCCGAAGATTTTTTAGTAAGCGCTGATTCTGTATCTTCTACAGTATGGTCAGGTAATAGCCCAGAATTGCTTACTTTCTTTACTTCTTCTGCTCAATATTCGAGAAATGGAGATTATTACTTATCAGTATATCAAACCGCTCCTAACTTACCTGAAGCCGAAGTACAATTTGATATAGCCTATGGACATCGGTTTGGAAGCGGTTCTCTTGATTACAATAATGCTGCAGTTCCAGGAATATCTTATGCTACAACTATTTATGGTCAATACCAAACTTTAGTATTAGAGACAGAAAATTCTCCATTTACATTTGGTTCAGTAGAACAAAATTATTTTTATGCTATAAATGTATCTAGAGCTAGATATAAAGAAAAACTATTACCTGGCTCTATGAATTTATCTTTAACCTCTGGAAGTGTTACTTTAGAATTAACTGATAATTCTAGAGATGTAACTTTACCTGAATATTATGGTACTCAAAGAGCATACCAAATAGTAAGTGGATCTAATGGTAAAGCCTACAGTGGTAATGGGTATACAACTAATTCCGGTTCATATGGGTTATTTTTACCTGATATCTCTACTATCTTATTAAATGGAGCTGCTTTAGATTTAGCAGGACCTGAAGGTATAAGTTTAGGTACAGGTTTAGGGGTTAATACTAAAGAAGAGAATGTAACTAAATTATATAATGCTTTATCTGCAGGGGCTTCATTTACTCTAAACTCAGAAGAAACTATAACATCCGATTTTGTCTTTGTTAGAGCTAGAAACTCAGAATTCAACTATTCTGAAAATCCTAGTTTTATATCAGGTTCTAACGGTGAGGTAATATATTCATACTTTGTAAACAACCCTCAAGTTTATCCTACAACTGTTGGTTTATATAATGATGCTAACGAATTATTAGCGGTAGCTAAATTATCTAGGCCTATTCAGAAAAATTTCACGAAGGAGTCACTTATCAGGGTGAAGTTAGATTTTTGAGATGAATGGCCGTTTTCAAAACATTAAATTCTCAAGATATATTAATATCCCCTCTACAAGTAAATAAGTATTTTTACTTTGAAGGGGATACTGTTTTAACCTCCTCTAATGTTGGTATAGATAGGTATTTGGGTACTAATGGAGATTTCTTAACTAACAAATCTCTAACGGGTCAAATATCCTCTTCATATCAAGTTACAATATATAATTCAATAAAACAATTATATTATTCTAACTATATATCAGGTAGTTTTGGAGATGTGTCTAATGCTGTAACTCCTGATTTTAATCCTGATGGTACTATTACTCCACCTTTAACTTCTTCCCAAACCTACAATACATTATACTACAATTATAATTCTACTACTTTAAATCCTCAAAAAACCTTCCCAACATCCAGTATTGGAGTACTATCTATACCTTCTAAATTATATGGAGACTATATAAAACCTAACTCATTCCAGTACATTTGCCAAAGTGGTAGTTATTATGATGATGGTGAAGGACGATTAAAATCCGGATCAGATTATATTGGTAATATTATATATGAACATGGTTTAGTTATTCTTACAGATACTAATACTAACACTATTTTAAATTTTGTAACTTCTTCTAACGTAACTTGTTCTTTCTCTAGTTCTTATACTATATATGAAACACAATATAAATGTACTATTGGGGCAGATGAATTTGATTATTCCTTAAATCCCTCTATACTAACCGGTAGTGAAGGAGAAATATATGATTTTGCTACAGGTTCTTATTTTGCACCTTATGTTACAACTGTTGGCTTATATGATAAGTCTTACAATTTGCTAGCAGTTGCTAAATTAGCACAACCTTTACCTACATCTCGTACTACTGATACTACTATACTAATAAATCTAGATAAATAAGTACATATTGTATTTTTAATATATTTATAATAAAAAATGGCATCTATAGGTACACAATCCATAGGAAAACTTCAAATATATCTTAAACAGGGAAATACTCAAACTATAGCTTTGAAATTTTCTAATAAACTTCCTGATGGGACATTAGAACCTATTGATTTAACTTCATATACCTCCATAAAACTGGATGTAAAAAAACAAATAGACATATACACTGCTCCCTTTATCTCATGGAACTTGGATAATGGGTTAAGTATAATTGGTGATAATAATGATATATTAGAATTCACATTCAACCAAGAATTTAGTAATATTACTCATCCTAAATGGTATTACGATATATTATTTATAGATGAGCAAGGAAGAAATACATTAGTAGGGGGTGAAATACTAATACGACAAGTAGTAACTACATAATGAATATAGAGATAATAGAACAGATTGTTAGCGTTGAGGCTGAAAGTACTATTTCTTATGAAGTAATAGTTGAAGATAATGATATTGTAAATACTGAAAGATTTGCTTTAGAGGCACAACAGTCCGCTATTAGTGCTTCAATATCCTCTAACCTATCTTTTACCTCTAGCCAAAACGCCTCACAATCAGCACAAGAGGCTAGTCAATCGGCTGCTACTATTCTTCAACTTGAATTGTCTTCAAGTATATTTGCCTTGGAAGCAAGTCAATCAGCCTACAGTTCCTCCCAATTTTCTATACTAGCCTCATCTTCCGCATATGACGCGGAACAATTCTATATATTATCTTCAGGATCAGCATACAATGCTGAACAATATGCTATTGAAGCTTCACAATCTAAATCTGATTCAGAACAAGCCGCTATGCTATCTACTGAACAGGCTATTCTATCTTCTGCCGCTAGAGATGGAGCAGAGGCTGAAAGAATAATATGTGAAGACATTAGAGATGAAATACAGCCATTTTTAAGAGAGATAAGATTTGATATTGTATCCACAACAAGTTATTATGGTAAAGCACCTAAAGACAGCTTAGAATCTTCACCTGTATGGACAATAACCAGAATAGTGGTGGATATTGACGGAACAACAACAGTAACAACAGCTATAAATGTAGCATGGGCAGATCGTTTAACTATAAATTATAATTAACATGGCAATAAAATGGCCTTTAGCTAACGGAAACTGGAGCAACGCTGCCAATTGGAATGATGGCACACTGCCCGATGTAGGCGATGATGTTCATGCTGATGGTAAGACTGTGACTATTGATCAGGATATTACTGTTTTAAGTATTAGGAATGATCAAAGAAGCGGTGGAACGGCTAATGGGGGATTTAACTTTGCCACAACACTAACAACTTATAACATTACGGCTGATTTGTTTGGGTTTAATGCTAATTTAATCACAATAAATCAAGCGAGTAGAACTTATAATTTTATTGGAAACTTATATGGCTTAGTAGGAAGTACAGTTAATATATCAGTTATAACTACTAGTTCTGCTAGTAATATTATCAATATAACGGGTGATATTAATGTTGAATCTGGAACGGGCGTGCAAAGAACTGGTGTAAGATTAAATAACTTAGATACGGTTTTAAATATTATTGGTAATGTTAGTATAGGAGGATCATTTAGTGCTGGTGGTAGTGCTGAAGCTGGGGCAATACAACTATCATCAACAAATACTGTTAACATAACAGGAAATTTAACTGTAAATGGAGCTGGAACTGGATCAAGAAATGATCTAAAATTGATTACAATTAGAATTATGACAGGTTCTAATATAATTAACATTTATGGAAATGTACTTGCCAACCAAAATTTTCAATCTGGAAGTGTACTTGGAATGGTAAGTGCTGTTAACTTAAATCAAATTAACATTTATGGAATTGTTAGTGGAAAATTTGGCTTTGATTTAATTAATAGTACGATTGTAATATTAGGGACTAATACAATTCGAATTGATAAAATAATAGGTTCTGATAATGGAACGGGGACAGCTATTGTTAATACCACTAATTCGAACTTAATCGTAAAAGAATTCGAATTTAGTAGTATTGGAACAGTACCTGCTATTGGAAAATGTTTAATAGATAACACTACATTTACTTTAATTGCACGAAACGAGAGCCTACAAACTGTCATTTTTACAGAGGACAACAACGTGTTAAATTTCATCCCAACAGAACCAAACGTAAGAAAAAACACTACTTACTACGATGGCTTAAAAGTTGGAACGCTAGAAGTGCCATCTCCATCCAATGTCCGCAAAGGAGTACCAACCGACAACACAGTAGGAACAGCAGAATTAACTGGTGAGGATATCTTACAAGCCATTCAGGACAGCACCACACCATTGGCAGAAAGATTAAGGAATGTAAGTACAGTACAAACATCAGGAGCACAACTTCAAGCATATTTAGACCAATGAACAGTTTAATAACAGCAGTCGAAGAATTACAGCAAGAGGTTACTACCTTAATTGAGACAGTAGACTTTAGAAAGTCTGAACTGGATGCGACAGTTTTTGCAACTTCACAATCAGTGACCTTAGCAGAAACCGCAAAACAGGAATCAGAACTGGCTAGGGATGGAGCAGAAACAGCTCGTGATTTAGCAGAAGGATTTAAAGATGATGCTGAGGATGCTAGAGATATATCTGTTGCAGCCGCCCAATCTGTAGACGTAAACATTCTAGCACTCGGAAGCATCTCAGGAACGGGGGATATCAACCTAGCCCTCGGCACATTGATCACAGCGACATTAACAGGGGCGACAACGCTTACATTCTCAGGACTTCCCCCATCAACACGAGAGACGGCCTTTACTTTGCGCTTTGCAGGGATTCACGCCATCACACTACCAGCAGGAACCAAGTACCCAGCAGGTGCAGTACCAGTACCAGAGGGCGCATTGTATGAAATACCTTGCACGATTAACAATGCAGGTGAATTGATTGTGTACGGGGTAATTAACGACATTAAGACGCCATGAGATTGAGCGATTTACATAGGAGGATTTTGGCGGGTAAAACTCTAGACCCCGATGCTGTTGCTTTTTTAACGGCTGCTGGAATTACTGATGCGAGTATTAAAAACGCAATTGATACACTTGTCAAGGGGTTAAAAGGAAATAATTTATGGTCAAAAATGAAAGCATTATATCCATTTGTTGGAGGTGATGCTTCAAAACATTCATACAATTTATTTAACCCAAATACTTTTCAAGTAACTTGGTTTAATTCAGTTACGCATAATTCCAACGGTATCACAGGAAATGGAACTAATGCATATGGAAATACCAACTTAAATGAAAATACTGTTTTGACTTCAAACAATTCACATATATCAATCTATCAAAGAAATATTCCGCCTGTGCCATCTCAAGTTTCAATGGGTGCAGGAACAGCAGGATTTTCCAGATTTTATCTTAATTTTTCAGGATCAAATTTTTCAACTTTACAAGGTGGCGCACAATCATCTCTTCCAATTGTAAGCCCATTGCATGGAATGTTTACAATGTCAAGGCAATCATCAACTTCTTATTTCAGGAAACAAAATGCTTTAGCAACCGAATTTATTAATAATAATAGTGGAACAAAAAACAATGGTAATTTTATGTTACTTGCAAATAGATCTTTTAGTGTAGCAAACGAATTTTCTATAGCAAATTTAGCTTTTGCCTCAATTGGTGATGGCATGACAGACTCAGAAGCACTTACTTATTATAATTTAGTACAAGCATTTCAAACAACATTAGGGAGGCAAGTATGATCTACTGGAAAAACAACACACTAACCGCATCGCCAATGATCCCCAATATCCTAAACCCTACACAGGAGCAGATATTAGCTGATGGATGGTTTATCTACATCGATACCCCTCNNGCCTACGATCAGGCAACTCAGAAGCTGTAATTAAAACTGAGGTCATAAATGGAGTGCAAGGGTACGAAGTGGTGGAACTGACACCCGAGGAAATCAGAGAGATGACTGTGCCAAAGCTAATCTCCCAACTGCAAGGAAAACTTCAGCTAGACCTAATGGAACTCTATCTGACAGTCGAAGCAATGATAGCGCAATCAGGATCGCAAGCCAAAATCTATTGGAACACAGCCGCCAATTGGGAGCGTGACAGTCCTATCCTCAACAATCTTGCGCCTATTATTTGGCCAGAGGATACGGATGCAAAATTGGATCAGTTCTTTATTGATGCAAGTAAATTAAATTGAAAACAATATAGAATATAGTAATTTAAATATATTATGTGGTTATATAACAATAAAGAAATAACAGATATTACTCAATTCCCTACTTCAACCCACGGTTTTATTTATAAAGTAACTCATATACCTACTGGTAAATCTTATATAGGTAAAAAAGTACTTTACTTTAACAAGAAAGTAAAATTAGGTAAAAAAGAACTAGCGTTACAATCTGGACCCGGTAGAAAACCTACTACTAAAATTGTGACTCAAGAATCTGACTGGAAAGCATATTATGGGTCTGAAATTGAGATTAAGAAAATACTCGCTGAAGGTAAACATAATGAGTTTGAACGTGTTATCTTAAAATTAGTTGACTCCAAAAAACTTCTTACGTATTTTGAAACCAAATATCAATTTGTATATGAGGTATTGGAACATCCTGATAAATGGATGAATAACAATATCCTTGGAAAATTTTATTCTAAGGATCTCTTGGACCCCCAAAAATAAGATACTATATTAAGGGTTATGGTAAATCAATTATTATTAGCATCTGTAAATTCAGTATTAAATGTAGGAAAACCTACTGCTAGAAACAATTATGCTTATAATTGCCCAAAGTGCAATCATGTCAAACCTAAATTAGAAATTAACTTTGACGAATCCTCTACCCATTACCAATATTTTGCATGTTGGTCTTGTGGGTTTAGAGGTAGAAGTATATACTCGCTATTTAAGCAAATTAATGCCACTCCTGAAAACTTATCTAAAGTTAAAACCTTCACATCCTCCAGTAAATCTGTTAAGAATGTTCAAACGGTAAATACCGTGTCTTTACCTGAGGAATATATTAGCCTAGCATGTCCCGATCTAAATGATATCATGGCTAAACACGCGTTGGTTTACCTAAAAAAACGCAATATAACTCAACATGATATTATTAAATATAATATTGGATATTGTTCTCGAGGGTTATATGCCAATATGATTATCATTCCTACTTATGATAATAAAGGAAATTTAAACTATTTTACAGCACGTTCATTTGAATCAAATCCTTCTACAAAATATCGAAATCCCTCTATTAGTAGGGATATCATACCTAATGAACATTTAATTAATTGGAATATTCCTATTGTATTATGTGAAGGATTATTTGATGCCATTGCTATTAAACGAAATGCTATATCACTTTTAGGTAAAAATATACAATCTAACTTAATGAAACGATTAGTAACCTCAGCGGTTGACAAAATTTACATTGCGTTAGATAAAGATGCTATAAAACAAACTTTAAAGTTTTGTGAAACATTGTTAAATGAAGGTAAAGAAGTTTATTTGGTTGAATTAACTAGTAAAGATCCATCTGAACTTGGTTTTAAGAATTTCACTAAATTAATCCAAAACACTATTCCGTTAACTTATTACCACTTAATGGAGAAAAAATTATCCCTATGATAAAAAGATCATATAAGCGTATTTTAGAAATATCCTCAGATTTTAAAAAAATCACACTACCTGATTCACGTTACTATAGACGTAATAGTGAATATTATCCTTCAGTAACATATGTCCTACAAGCTTATCCTAAAGGAAAGCATTTTGAAGATTGGTTAAAAAGACATGGATATACCGCGGATTATATAGTTAAAAAATCAGCGGAAGATGGTACATTAGTACATGAACTTATTGAACAATATCTAAATGGTCAAGAAATAAATTATTTAGATTCCCGAGGATACCCCACTATGGATATAGAATTATGGAAAATGGTTTTACGTTTTGTAGATTTTTGGGAAACTTACAACCCTGTATTAATTGAGGCTGAAGTACATTTATTTTCAGATGAATTAAAAGTAGCAGGTACTTGTGATTTAGTATGCGAATTTGGAGGAGAAAGATGGATCATAGATTTTAAAACATCCAACCATCTTCAAACTACATATGATTTACAGGGAGCAGTTTATGCTCAATGTTATGAGGAATGTTATGGCAAAAAAATAGATAGAGTAGGCGTACTATGGTTAAAATCTCAATCTCGAGGTGAAGACAAAAATGGTAAGCGTATTAAAGGTAAGAATTGGGAAATACATGAGTCTGAAAGAACTCAATCCGAAAACTTAGATATATTTAAGGCCGTTCTTAAAATTTTCCATTTAGAAAATCCAAAACATAAACCGGCTAGTGAGAGCTTTATAACGACTGTAAAAAGAAAAATTGAATAAAGCTTGGCTTCCCAAGGAATTCTTCGTAACTTTACACTATTGAAATTTAAATAATAGTTATGGAAAAGGTTATGAAAAAGTATATGTTCGCTCAAAGGTTTAAGGTTTCGGATTTCACACAGCTTAGTGACAAGCCGTGGATTTCAAATCAAAGTTTTGTTATAGAGGGAGATTCTGCTAAGGATGTCTGGAGGAAAGCAGATGAGCTTTATGGTAAAAAATATAATTTCTTGACTACTCCTTGGGAATGTCGAGAAATTAATCCTGAGGAATTATTTTTTCAGAATACATGGGTTAAATTTTTTCTTAAAGTTAACAGGGGGATTAGTTACTAATCCCCCAATTTTATATTTATAATAAACTATTTATGGTAAGTCTAATACAACTGCTGAAAGAAATCCAAGGAGGCAATAAGGCCATCATTATGGCAGGGGCTGCTGGTAGTGGAAAAACTACCTTTGTAACCGGTAACGAAGAAAAAGCTATAAAAGGTCTTATCCAGGCTATTCCTGAATTAAAATCTTTTAAATATTTCAACCCAGATGAATATATTGAAGGAAAAAAAGATTTAATTGATCCTGAAACTGGTGAGAAAATAGAGGATGTAAGTTTAACTAAAGCCTCAATGTATATTGATGATATAGATGTTCCTCAAGCCTTAGAAAAAGGTGAAAACTTTATATGGGATACAACCTCAGCTAATGCCGCTAAGATGATTGGAGGTAAACTTAGGAGTAAGGATGTTAAAGGTATAACTAATACTCCTAATTACAGTTTTTTAATGGTTATGGTTTATGCTCATCCTATAGTTTCATTTTTATCTAATTTTCAGCGAGAGCGCAAATTGCCTAAAGTAGGTGTGATATCTACTTGGAATAGTGTCTATGGGAATATTGATGCTTATAAATCTAAATTAGGTGATAATTTTATAATGTATCAAGCACCTACAAACCAATTATACCAGAAAGAAATTGAAGAATTTAATAAAGCGGCCAGTGAAAATAAAATATATGAATATTTAGAAAATGTAATTTCTCAAGATCCTGAAAAGTATATTTCAACTTTTCGTAAATCTCAAGATAATCTTTCTCCTGAAGAAAAAGCTAAGAAAGAAAAACAAGCTCAAAAATCTGCAGAACAGTATAAAACATTTATTTCTCAACTTGAAAAAGAATTCAAAGAAATATCTAGTAAAGTAGAAAAATATTCAATACCCCAAGAAGAAGTAGTCTCTAAAATCAAAAACTTTATTAAATGAATTCCCTAGTAAAAGAAATAACTAAACATCTTCTTCCAGAACAAGAAAAAAAACAAACTACAGCACTTTATGCTGGAGGATTTAAACCTCCTACATCTGGCCATTTTGAAGTAGTTAAAGAAGCACTCAAACAAAATCCTGAGATAGAAGAATTTATAATCTTTATTGGGTCTAAAGAAAGAGATGGGGTATCACAAGATGAATCTTTATTAATATGGGAAATATATAACAATTATCTTCCTTTTAAAGTTAAACTAGAACCTACTTCTTTAGCTCCTATAAAAGCAATATATGATTTTGCTAAAGATCACCCCACTAGAGAAGTATTATGGGTTATAGGAGCTAGAGAAGGTAATGAAGAAGATTTTAAAGATATTAACAGTCGTACTAAATCTATAACTAACTACCCTAACATAGAAGTTAGAACAATTATAACCAAAAGAGGAGTATCAGGTACCGCTGCTAGAAATGCTGCTAAAGTTTCATTTGAAAAATTTGAAAAATTTATACCTGACCAACTTACAGATGAAGAAAAACAAGAAGTATACCAATTAGTATCTGGTAAAATTACTGAGAATGATCCTGAAGATGGTAAAGCTACACCTTATGGATCTGGTTATAAAGCTATAAATGAGAATGCTTCTTATTCTAATCATATTGACTATAAACAAAAAATTAAGGAATTAACTAAACATATGTTAAATCAAGGCATGAATATTATGCCTTTACCTAAAGTAGTTTTTAAACATAGTAATAAAGAAAATGCTAAACAATTTTTAGGTAAAACCGCCTACTATAACCCAGAAACTATGGAAATTGTATTATATACTGAAGGACGTCATCCTAAAGATATAGTACGATCATTTTCACATGAAATGATTCATCATACTCAAAATTTGGAGGGTAGACTAGGTAATGTAGCTACAACCAATACATTAGAAGATGACCATTTAGATAAACTAGAACAAGAAGCTAATCTAAACGGAACAATGACATTTAGAAATTGGACTGATAGTTTAAATGAAGTAATAGTAGGAGATAAAATTGAATGTGATAATTGTGGGTGGAGTTGGAATATAAAAGATGGGGGTGATGATTTATACACATGTCATAAATGTGGACATAATAATACTCCACTACAAGAAAAAAAAAATAAAGATCCATTTGGTCTAAACGCTTACGCTATGGAATTAGGAAGATTAAGAGAAGAAGAAACAGAATATACAATATACTGTGATTTAGATGGGGTGTTAGTTGACTTTGACCGTGGGTATCAAGAATTAACAGGTATAACTACTCAACAAGCTGATACTAAGGGTGTTGAAGCCTTTTGGGAACCTCTTACTAAAGCAGGAGCTACATTCTGGATTACTTTAAAATGGATGCCTGATGGAAAACAACTATGGAATTATATCAAAAAATATAACCCAATATTACTTTCAGCCCCTTCACGTGAAGAATCTTCTAAATTAGGTAAACGTGTTTGGGTAAAACGAGAATTACCTGGTGTAAAATTAATACTTAAATCCGCTGTCCGTAAACAAGAATATGCTAATTCTAACTCTATTCTAATTGATGATAGAAAAAAGAATATAGACCAATGGGTGGCAGCAGGAGGTATAGGAATATTTCATACCAATCTTAATGACACAATAAAACAATTACAAGAATTAGGTCTATAATGAAAGATAACGTTTTAAAAAAGGAATTTAAAGAAAAAGATGTACAACGTCTTCGTAATTTAGTACAAGGAAAATATGGAGAAAAAACCCGTTCAAGTATAGGTTTCTCTAAAAAAGAAGAATTCTATTTTGAGGGAGACATATGGGAAGAAGATGGTAGATCTTGGACTATCAAAAACGGTATAAAACAAAATATTACTAAATTTGACACTGCTAAAAAAGCACATATTTTGCCTTTATTGTGTCCTAATTGTAATAAAATAATGAAAAACCGCAATGATAAATCTTTTTATACAATACATAAAATATGTTTTAATTGCGTCATTGATGAGGAAATAAAATTAAAAAAAGAAGGTAAATGGGAAGAATATGAACGTAAAATTCATAATGATGAAATTGATAATAAAATAAAAGAATACAAACTCTGGGTTGAGGAAAAATTAAGTGAAGATAATAATTCTTTTATATCTGAAGATGGAGATATCGAAAAATGGACCGGAAAAATAAATACGGTATTGGTAGATAAAAATGTAGAAGAAGTTGTTAAATACTTAGAGTCACTTAAAAAATAATTTTATATATTTATAATAAATATTACTAACACTATGAAAGATAATTTTAATGTCCATGAATGGAATCTAAAACGTTATTTAGCTGAACAGCAAGAACGTAGTACTAATTTAAGCCAATTAAATTTTGATCAAATTACTCCTCTTTTTCCTAGAGAAATGAAATGGGATGGTATACCTTTTCCTGTAGGTGGAGATGTATTACGTAAAATTAAACGTGAAGATGATTATGAAAACTGGAAGAAAGATATTATGGCTAAATATGGAGATGTTCAAATCCAATTAAATCCTAAAGGTGTTTGGTATGACTATGTTAAAATAGTAGATGATAAATTTAGTAAAGAAAAAGAACAATCAACCCAATCTAAATCTGATTTCTTAGATAGAAATGCAGGATCAATTGATTAAACATATATTTTTAAACAAACCAACTATGAGCGATTTTAATTATATTGAATATTTAAAAAACAATCCCTTACTCCAAAAAAGCAACAATAATCTAATCACTGAATCTCAGGAAGCTCCTAAGTCTTCTAAAATGAAGAAATCTGAACTTAAAGCTAAAATTCGTGAAGAAATACTTTCTACCTTAGGTGAAAGTGAAGAATTAAATACTGAAGAAGTATATGAGGAAGAGGATGTTATTGAAATGTATGACAGTGAAGATTTTGAAAATACTTCTCTAGGAGAACAGGAAGAAGAAGAAGTTGAAGAAGAATCTGAAGAAGATGTAGAATCTGATGAGGAAATGTCTGAACCTCAACCCAACCAATCTGCGGGTCTTACAGATGATGAGCAAGAAATTCAAAACAGTCTTAAGATAGCTTATGATAGGGCATCGGCTATGGGAGATGAAAAATTAGCTAATCAAATAGGTAACTCCATCACCTTCTTCACTAGAACACACGTAGTAGAAAGATAATATGCTTAATGAGCGTAAACTTACCGAAAATGAATTAATACAAAGGCAAACTTCTCTTAAAGGTTTGCTAAAGAGTAAACGTTCCTTAGTAAAAAAATATGGTAAGGACGCTGAAAAAGTTATGTATGGTATAGCTACAAAACAAGCGAAGAAAAAACAAGAAGCCATGAATTTAGAAAATCTTAAAGGCATAATAGAAGCCTCTCTTAAAAATCCAAAAAAGGCTGACCTTAACAAGGACGGAAAATTATCTGATTATGAGAAAAAAAGAGGAGCAGCTATAGAAAAAAACATTAATGAAGTTGAAGGAGATGTTATAGACACTGTAACATTAGATATTCCTTTATTTATCCGTATGTTAGAATATGCTAAGGAAGATGCAAGTACTGATATGGACTTACATGAATTAGCTGAAAAAGCTATAGCCTTAAATAAGCAAAAAGGTATCTTATCCATGGAAGATTATGAAAATATCATCCCCGAGCCTCAAGCTGAAGACCAATTAACTGAAATAGAAATTGGAGATAATGTTAAAATAAAAAAAGAATATGGTGGTGGTAAAGGTAAAATCAAAGAAAAACGTGGCTCCTTTGTAATACTAGATAATGGTAAATCCTACCATGAATCTGATTTAATTCTTCAAAAATCCACTAATGAGGATCTAGACATTGGGCATCAAGATGATGAACCAAACATGCTAAAATCAGATTTATATAGAATAGCTAAATATGCTTCCGAACTATATAAAATGATGGATAAGTATGATGATATGTCTGGTGAAGTAGATTTTCCGCATTGGTGGCAATCAAAAATAGTTAAAGCTAAAGACTACATGGTTTCTGCTAAACATTATTTAGATGGTGAGGAAAAAGTAGCTCAAATTGATGCTATGATGACTGAAGAAAAATCTGAAGATTTGAAAACCGGAGATAAAGTATCACATAACAATGTTGATAAAGTAATTAAAAAAATAGTAGGTTCCCACGCTCTAGTACAAAAAGCTAAAAGTGATAAAGGAGAATTTACCGACCCAACAGTTGAAAAGGTAGCTACATATAAGCTAAAAAAACTTGAAGAACTAATTCGTGAAAAACTTACAGCAAAAACTCCAATGAAAAAATACATTGACGATTTTGCTAAAAGTGATGCACCACAATTTAAAGGTAAATCCCAAGAGAAAAAACGTGAAATGGCTGTAGCCGCTAAATTATCTAATAAATAATGACAGCATCTGAACTACGTGAAAAAATAAAAGCGTTAGCTAAAAAAGTATATATTGAAAGACATAAGTCTGACGATGCTGCTTTAGCTTATGATGAATTAGTTAAGTTTCCTGAACTTAAAGCTGTTATAGTATCATTACTTACCTCAGATTTTGATAAGTTTTTAGAATCTGTAGATTGGGTAGCGCCTCGTCCTTCAACATTTCGAGTAAATCTTTTGAATGGTCAAAGCTTTGTACTATATTATGATCCAAGAAGTTGGATTGCTCAAATTGAAGGTAAAAAATACTACCTACTAAATTTAGATGAAGACGAAATGGCCGCTAAAGCTATAGCTCGTATTTTAACTTACGGTATGAAAACCGCTAAAGGAGTAGGAGCGGAAGTTGAAGATGCTGAAGAAATACCTGAACCTAATGATAAACCTGAAGAGGAAGAAGAAATATAATGGATATTTTTGATAAGTTTTTTAAAAAATTTGCATATAAATTTAATAAAGGATACCCTGATATGAATAATAATCAGGATATTCTTTTATTAGAATCCCTATTAAATGAGTTAGATATTCCATTCCAATTAGGAGAAGTTAAAATGGATCCTGTTACTTTAGGTAAACCCTATCCCCCAAGAAATGAATTATCATCTCAATATAAAGACAGAGGAGAAAAATTCTTAGATAAAATATTAAATAAAGAACCTTTTGAATTAGTTAGTGGTGGTACTATAATTTTAGATCCTGAAAAATCTAAAGGAGGAATACAATTACTCCAAAATAAGGAATATGATAAACTAGGAAAAGGTACTAAATTATTTTTTGACATCGAAGGAAATTCATATAGTTTAACTTCATTTAAGAAAACTTCTGAATTTGGAAGTGGATCAGGACAAGGAGGAGGAGCAGCTAGTACAACAATACAAGAATCATCTCAAAGTGTAGTGAATGCTATTGCTTATAATGTGAAAAAAAGTTTAATAGATGATAAAGATTTAACTTCTGAAAATCTTAAAAAAGCTATAAGTTTTTGTGAAGTATCCTCAACATTAGATGAAATAATTGATTTTGTAACTAAGCAATCTTCATGGACTTCTACATTTGTTGAAACCGCTAATATTTTATATAAAACCTATCCTAGTTCTAATTTTGAACAGCATAGAGGGTCGGCATTTGTAGATAAAATATATGAAGCATTCACTAATGCTAAAAAAGAAAATAACTTATCAATACAATCTGATAAATGGAATCCTGCTGATATATGGTTAGTAGATAAGTCTATTATAGGAATAACTTTCCCAAATAATCTGCAAGAATTAAATAGTAAACTTGTAGATCTATTCTCAGATGACCTATTAATAGGTGTATCTCTAAAAAAATTAAGTGGGGGAGCTAAATTATCGGTTTATAATTTAGATGAAAAAGATAAAGAAGGACATCAATATGTAGGATATGATAGTCGTCCTACTAATAATAATTCGGTAATAGAATATGATGGTGGTAAAATTACTTTTAGAACCTTTAATTTCGCTACAAATTTTGCAGGAGAAATTCAAGGTAAAACCGCGGCTCATGGTAA